ATAAACATTTAGCCTATTCATTTTTAATATTTTTATTTGGTCAAATCGTTGTTTGGATTCAAACAAATGGTCCATTAATTTGGCCATGGGCAAAGGAATATAGATTTTCATTAATGTTATTAGGAGTTCCAATAACGTGGGCTTTTATGGAAGCAACTAGATTATCAGTATCAGGATTTTCCGGGGCTTTTTGGCCTGGCAGATTTCTTTCATTTGTTTCTGGAATAATGATATTTACATTAATGACATATCTTTTTAAAGATGAAGGCATTAATATGAAAACGGCAATTTCTTTAACATTAGCATTCTCTCTTATTTTAGTACAGCTATTTTGGAAATAATGATATTTATAATAGATGCTAAAAGAATATCAGACACATAGTGAATTAAACCCTGCAATATGGAAAGATGGCGAATTGTTGCCAAAGCTCCGTGCCGGGTTTATGAAAATTGCAGAAAAGTTTTATGAATTCTTAGAAATTGATGCACCGATACTCGATGTTATTTTGATTGGTAGCAATGCAAACTATAATTGGACTAAATATAGCGATATTGATTTGCATGTAGTAATCAATTACATGGAAGTTGGAGATAATTTACATATGACAAAAAATTATCTTCATTTAAAAAAAGCTCTATGGAATCATGAATATCCATTAAAATATAAAGGCATTAATATTGAATTGTATGCACAAGATGCTAATGAAGATTTACATTCTTCAGTTGGCATTTATTCTATAGCTCATAATAAATGGATAAATCGTCCTAAAGCTGATTTAATATCGATCGATGATTCATTAATTCAAATGAAAGCAGAACCATTTGAATATGAAATTACAAATTTAAAACAGAATCATCCAAATTTAGAAAAAAGAATTCGAGAAATATTATTACGCCTTCGCAATTTGCGCCAAGCTGGATTAGAAGCTGAAGGTGAATATTCAATTGAAAATCTAGCATTTAAATATCTTAGAAATAAAGGTTTAATTGATCGTTTAAAAGAATTATTACATTTAGATACCGTTAAACATTTAACTTTTGAAAATGTTCAATACGAATCAGTTAGTAATATGTTAGCTAAACATGTTATGAAAGAAAAGATCATGACTACGGAAGATTGGCATCATGTAATGAAACATACTAATGCAGTTCATGATGCAATGGGTCAGTGGAAACATCCTGGCAAATGCACAATGATTCCCAGTAATCAAATTACCATGAAGCAAGTCCCGCATCAAGTTTTAGGAATTGATGATACAGGACATATGCAATTAATGAAACCAGAACAGTCATATACATTTCCAGGAACCATGGTTTTTGAAATTCCTAGAACACCGCAGTGGCAAACAATGATGATTCAATTGGTAAATAAAGTTAGAAATGGAGGACGTTATGCCAAGTAAAGGTTTAGGCGACGATATTAAAAAAATAACAAAGACAACAGGATTAGACCAATTGGCAAAACAAATTGCTCAACTGTTAAACGAAGATTGCGGTTGTGATGAACGCCAAGATTGGTTAAATGAAAAAACTAAAAATTGGCCTATTTATAAAAAAAGGAACATAAATGGCGGTAATAAATAAAACAGGTATTACAAACGGCGGTACGATACAAGCTGAACACATTACTAGAGCTATTGATGCTTTAAGTAGCGTAGGAACTGATACTATTATAGCAACTGGATCTTTTAGCGGATCATTAACAGGTATTGCAACGAGTGCATCATTTGCAACGACTGCATCATATGCAATTAATGCAGGTTCGGGTGTAACTATCAATAGTAATACAAATAATTATATTGTAACTGCTACGGGTACTTCAAATACATTGCAAGGCGAATCGAATCTTACATTTGATGGAACTACTTTAATTGTTTCTGGGTCAACAAGGATTACAGGTAGTTTAATTGTCTCAGGATCTCCAGCAACTTCAGCTCCCGCAGCGTTTTCAGTTACTGGAACTACAAGATTAAATGGCCCAGTTTCTGGCAGTATAACTGGTTCTAATAATTTAGTTTTAAATTTAAGTACATTGGGAACTAGTGGTAATTTTATATTACCAACCACTGCGCCGGCGTCTCCTACTCGAGGCAGTGTGTATTGGGATTTTACGGTTGATAAATTATATATACACAATGGAACTAGTTGGGTTAGTATTACACTTACAGCTGGAGGATAGAATTATGAAAAAATTAAATGAATGTAGTTGCGGTTGCGGAGGCACCGGAGGGTGTAATGATAATGATAGTAACTATATGTTTTTTGGTAATTTAAAAATTATTAAAAAATATGTAGATGCAATGTTAGAGATGGATGCAGAACATGTTCAAGAGATATTAAGTAATGGACATGATTGGGCAGCTGATCATATTGCAACTTCAAAAGATGATGTACAAGAAGTTGGAGATTTTTTAATGAATGAAATGCATCATGATAACAAATTGGATTCATATAATATGCAACAACCTCAATTTGTTCCTGCAGGATTTAAGAATCATTTAAAACAATTAATGCCAGAACGCATTGAAAAGACCGAAGCTGGTTTTTTTGCTACCACTGAAACAGGTAGACGATTATCTAAACAACCAAAATCTAAAAAAGCTGCATTAGCACAATTGGCAGTAGTTGAGATTTCAAAACATAAAAAGTAATAATGGAAAAATTAAAACATTTACTTGTAGAAGCAAAAACGGGTTGCCCAATAGCAACACAAGATATTCATGTTAATTTAAAAAATCGCCAACATGGAATAGATGAATATCATTACGGACCAGCAAATCCAGATAAGCCAGGCAAATATTGGAAAGATGCAGCGAAGCGTTGGAAAACTGATGAAGCTACTGCTAAAACAATGAAATGTGCTAATTGCGCTGCATTTGATATATCAGACAAAATGTATGATTGTATGACTAAAGGAATTGAAGGCAAAGAAAAAAACATCGATGCATTAGCTACAATTGAACAAGGCGATTTAGGTTATTGTAACTTTCTCCATTTCAAATGTGCCGGCGCAAGAAGTTGTGCAGCATGGGTTGTAGGCGGACCAATATTTAAAAAATAAACCATGAATATAGAAAATACAACATTTAATCCAGATCCATATTGGAATGTAAAATTAGAAGATGTTGATATTTTAAATGATAAACGTTGTACTGATTTATTCGATCAAAATGGATATCATTTAACTACAATCGAACAACGATATGCAGATATCAACGGATATCCAAAAAAAGTCCGTCGCCATGAAACTGTGATCCGGCAGCCATGGATCGTATGGGATAAATTTGAAGGTGCACATGTCAATCATTCAGATTTGTTTGAACGAAAAGCATATAATGATTTTGCCTTAGAACAATTAACGCAGTATGCAGTATCAAATCCAATGTTATATAAAATTATCAAAATGAAACCCAAATGGGGTATTGATATTTCTATAGATTATGTATCTGAAAATTCAGTATTTGAAGTTTTTCATTATGAATGGGATTCGTTTGAATATGAATTAATACATGAAAAGAAATACGAGATTGAAAATTTCGTAATAAATAATGATTGGGATGACATTGCAAAACGATTATGGCAATTAAAGGATAAATGGTTTTATTTAGATTTCTTTGAACAAACAGTCTGGCGAACTAATTACTTTGGACTGTCGCCTGAGAAGTTTAAAAATGTAATTTGGCATGAATGATATTTATTAATATGAAACTAATGAATTTACTTTTTGAAGCAAAAGATAAACCACAAACTTTTGAATCATTTGCAGACACTAGAGAAGCTGGTGCCGAGAAGATTGCTAACAATGCACATAAGAAAGGCGGATTAGCACTTTTAACGTGGCATCACTTTAAAGTTAAATTACCTTATTACAAAAAAGCTGCAGCTGGCAAATTAGATATGGACGCAACTAAAAAAGAATTTGATGCTACATATAAAAAGATATCTACATCAATGTCACAAATTGAATTTCAACGTGAAGTAGGTCGTTTAGAAGTATTAGGTGAATTGATTATACGCGATCAAAAAGGCAAATAATGATACGTTTAAAATCTTTATTATCTGAATCATTAATAGATGACCCTGAATTCCGCGACAAAGTAAAAGAATGGGAAGGCAAAGTAACTGATGAAAATGGTCTTCATGTGACATATGATGACGCAACAATGCGTCCGGTAAAATCTTCTAAACAAGTACAAGGAGTTGTTACGATCGGATATGGTACAACTAAATCTATATACCCGCAACTTAAACCTGGAATGAAGATTTCAGAAAAACAAGCTGAATCATTATTAACAAAAGGCATACAAAAAATAGAAAGCGATGTTAAACGTCGTATTCCAAAGTATGATTCGTATCCTAAATACATTCAAATGGCGATCATGAATTCATCATATCGTGGAGATTTAGGACCAGCAACAATTAAATTGATCAATTCAGGTCAATGGAATAAAGTTTCAAAAGAATATTTAAATCATCCAAATTATATCAACCCAGGTAATCTTCGAGGCGTAGTTATTAGAATGAAATCTAATGCAGATGCATTTGATAGATATGCACAAGAATTAAAAAATAAAAAATCTGCAGATGCATACGGCCATGGCGAGCAATATATGACAATTGGAAAAACATTGTATCCTAGGAAAACATCAAAACACGATTATGCTAATGTACGAAATGAGCCTACTATTAATAATGGTATTGTTAATAACATTATTGCAACTATAGAATGGCCTAATCCAGTAGGCGTCGCGAAGAAGAAGAAAACAGATGACCGAATGATGACTT